CCTCCACAATTGAATCCATACCCTTTGCCCACATCTCCAGTTCCTCGTGTTCCTAGTGAATCAGAGATTATACCATCTCTTGTACATAAACAAGTCTCTGATTTATATCGTGCCCCCGCCCACCTCAAACCATTCCGTGATTCTAAAGGTGAATACGTCCAACCTGCTGCCAAAGCCATTCTCAAAGCTATTAAGCCTGACGTTAAAATGTCACCTGAAGACAAAGCTCTTTATATGGAATGTATGCAAGTTGCTTTTGAGGAGCAGATACTTCCCCCTGCTGTTCCTGTTTGTGCCCTTAAATTGGAAGATGCTCTTAATGTCCCACCTGGATATCATCTTGTTTCTCCAATTTATATCGATACCTCCGCTGGCTACCATTCTGATCAAGACTATTCTGGTTTTACCAGAACAGGATCTGACAAACGTGATTTTATCACTGTTGATCAAAATGGACACCGGTCCCCAACTCCATTGTTACTTAAACTCGTTCGAAGACTTCTCGACATTGCACTAGGCAAAATCCCTCGTGGAGATTACCAGACGTACGTTGTTGATTGGTTGAAGGATGAGCTGAGAACATTGGATCGTGTTGAAGCTGGAAAGACTCGCCTATTTTCTGGTATGCAAGTCGAATTTCTAGCTCTCTCTCGTGCCCTTTTCCTTGATATGATTGAATCTGAATTGGCCAACCACAATAATCCAAATTCTACCTCTGCCTATGGTTTGAATCCTGAAAGTTGTGAATGGCTTGATTTTAAAAATCAATTGTGTCCAAAGGATGACCCTGCTGCTATTGCTCATGTTGTTGCAGAAGACATTAGTGCTCAAGATGCTTCTACATCATCTGATATGTCTGATTGCCTCAATAAAGTTGAGAATGCTTACTATCGAAAGTATGAATCAGATGAAGTTGTTGAAATTATTCCTGGTTATTTTTTAACTAAGGAAGAACGTCTTCAAGTTCGTCAATGGTTGAATGAAGAAATTTATTTCAACCGTGTTCACATTTTCTTTGGTGAGTGTTACCGTCCTGGCCATGGTAACCCCTC